GAAATCAAGCTGGAAGAAGCAGCTATTGCTCACAGACAGAATACTGTCGAAGGTGCAGCTCCAGAAGTTTCAGTAGCTACTTAATAAAAAAGCTACATCGTTGGAAAACACCATCCGCACTACACACTCTCTTGCACTCTACTAAAAACTACTGTATATATTTATCACTATACAATTAATTAGAACATAGACGCGTATAGTCGACGGCCTAGAGACTATGTTCGGAAACTAGGAGGATAAAATTATGGCAAATACAACTTTTTCAGGACCGGTACGATCAGAAAACGGTTTTGAAATAATTAAAAAAAATAACGTAACAGGTGCTGTTAAAACTACAATGAGTATCAAAGAGTTTACAGCAACAATAACTGTTGCAGCAGGTGCAACTACAGGAAAAGAATCAGCAATTCAAATTCCTACAAACTTCATTCCATTAGGAATTGGTGTTGTAGTTACATCAGCAGCTGCAAATAATGTTAACTTAGTTGACATCGGAACAGATGCTGACACAGACGGTTATGTTGATGGAGCTAGTTTAGCAGTTAACACAACTGGTTTTAAAGGTTTCTTAGGATGTAACGGTGCATTAGGTATGTCTGGATTCACACCAGGAATTGCAGGTCTAGCTGGAGACGAAGTTGAACTTGTTTTATCTGGAGCGCCAGGTGGAACAGGTGTTACTATTGTACTAAAAGTACTTGGTATTGATTCGTCATCAGACACTGAGTAATAAAATTATGGAGCCCTACGGGGCTCCTAAAATTTAGGAGAAAAAATGTCAGATCAAAAATTTACAAGGATTACAAGCACAGGTCAGTTAAAAACTATCTCTGGTGGAAGTACAAATGTAGGTCCTATTAGAGTGACTTACATTCAAGCTAAAGGCAATGCTTCAGGTCAAATAGAATTAAGAGACAGTGTTGGCAACAGTGGATCACTACAATTTCATTCACATTTTGGAACAGAGGGTTTAGATATATTTGTTCCAGGTGAGGGAATAAGATTTGAAACTGCTTGTCATGTAACAATGTCAGGAACAGGTTCGATAACTATTGGTTACACCGGCTAGGAGGTAAAAAGTGGCGAACGCAACTTCTGGTACAACTACATTCGATAAAGATTTCACTATTGATTTAATAGTAGAAGAGGCTTTTGAACGTCTTGGAATTCACAATGTAACTGGTTATCAATTAAGATCTTCTCGAAGATCATTAAATATTTTACTTCAAGAATGGGGTAATAGGGGTATTCACTATTGGGAAATAGGTGAACTTGATTTAGATTTAATTGAAGGACAAGCTGAATATAAATTTTTTAGATCAACTGGTGATGGTACAAGTGCTGTTACAAACCCTGCTAATACTTATGGAGTATCAGATATTCTTGAAGCACAATTAAGATCTAACAGAACATCAACAGATCAATCAGATAGTCCTATGACTAAGGTTGATAGATCTACTTATGCAAGTTTTTCTAATAAATTATCCAAAGGAACACCTAATCAATATTGGGTTCAAAGATTTATAGATCATGTTAGTGTTAGTGTTTATCCAACACCTGATTCTACTAATGCATCTAAAGATATGCACTTTTATTATATAAAAAGAATACAAGATATAGGAAACTATACTAATGCAACTGATATGCCTTTTAGATTTGTGCCTTGTATGGTTTCAGGTTTAGCATATTACCTATCTATGAAATATGCACCACAACTAATGCAAAATTTAAAATTAGTTTATGAAGATGAATTTCAAAGAGCACTAGCGGAGGATGGGTCAGCTTCAAGTACATACATTACACCTAAAGCTTATTACCCAGGATCATAATGGCAAAATACGCAACAGGTAAATATGCAAAAGCAATATCTGATAGATCAGGTATGGAGTTTCCATACAAAGAAATGGTTAGAGAATGGAATGGATCTTTCGTTCATGTTTCAGAGTTTGAACCAAAGCAACCACAATTAGAACCAAAACCCATGAATGGTGATTCTATATCTTTACGACACGTAAGACCTGGAAGATCAGAACCTGCTGTTGCAAGATTATTACCAGCAAACCCATTTACATTTAATCAAGGTATTGCTACAGTGTTTGTATTAGAACCAAATCATGGTAGATCAAATAATGATGTTGTTAGATTTAGAAATGTACAAGGATCTGGAGGTGGTTTTGATTTTTCAGTGTTTGAAAATTCAAATGGATTTAGTATAAATGTTGTAGATACGGATAATTACAGTTTTGCTGTTCCTTCCGCAGCACCTGGAGGTTGGACAGTAACAGAACAAGCAGGAGGAAATACGGTTACTGCAGGACCCGTAACATTAATATCATGATTAAATATATAAAAAATTTTTTTAAAAACTTATTTACACCTAAAAAACAAGCTATTATCTTAGAAGAAGTTAAACCAGAGCATTGTGATACTCACTTAAGGTTTAAAAAAAGCTGCAAAGCTTGTCAGGAGATTGTAGCATAATGGCTTATACTTTTTTAAATTTAAAAACAGATGTTAGAGATTATACAGAAGTTGATGATACTGTATTAACAAATACAATATTAACGACTATGGCAAAAAATGCAGAGAATAGAATTTACAGAGATTCTGATTCCGATGACAATAGATTTTATGCTACATCCACTTTATCTGTAGGTAATAGATATGTAACAATACCATCTGATTTAAGAATAATTAGATATGTTCAATTAAAAGATTCAAACAATAAACAAGTATTTTTAGAGAAAAAAGACACTTCTTACATGGCAGAATTCTATGATACACCTGGAACAGCGTCAGGAATTCCAAAGTATTATGCTAACTGGGATGCTAATTTTTGGGTTGTGGCTCCTACACCAAACGCTGCTTTTGAAATAACTTTAGCTTATATTAAGCAACCAACAACTATAACTACTTCAGATTCTCAAACCACATATTTATCAAATAAATATCAAGATTTACTTTTATATGCTAGTTTGGTAGAAGCCTATGGATACTTGAAAGGTCCCGCAGATATGTTACAATACTACGAAGGGGCTTATCGAAGAGCTTTACAATCGTACTCTATCGAACAACAAGGTAGAAGACGCAGAGACGAATGGCAAGATGGTGCTATACGTACTCCTTTAAAATCACCATCACCATAAATAAGGAGATAAATAAATGGCAAACATAGTACCTAATTCTTTCAAATCAGGATTATTAAAAGGAACTTTTAATTTTGATACATCCGGTAATGGAGGAAACGTTTTTAAGTGTGCTTTGTATACTAGCATCTCAGGATACAGTGTAACATCAACTGTATATCTATCAGGTACAGGAAACGGTGAAGTTAGTTCTTCAGGAACATCTTACACAACAGGTGGAAATAATCTAACTAACAACGGAGTTGCAGGAACAACAACTTCATTTGTTGATTTTCAAGATTTAACTTTTCCTTCTGTAACGTTGACTGCTGCAGGAGCTGCTATATATAAATCAACTGGAGGCGGAAACGAATTGGCCTTGGTATTGGACTTTGGTGGAAACAAGACGGCGACTAACGGAGACTTTATTATTCAGTTCCCTACGCCTGATGCATCAAACGCTATCATTAGACTTGGCGACGCGTAATAGATAAGGATTAAATAAATGGCTTTTGTACTTAACGACAGAGTTAAACAGACTAGTACGACTACTGGAACTGGAACATTTAGTTTAACAGGAACCGAAGTTGGTTTCGAAACTTTTGTTGCAGGTATCGGTACAACCAATAATACATTTTATGCAATAGCACTAGATGGAACTGCTGAATTTGAAGTCGGTATTGGAACAGTAACTGATGCAGCTACTGATACACTTTCAAGAGATACCGTCATCTCCTCTTCAAACTCAGACAATAAAGTAGATTTCAGTGCTGGAACTAAAACTGTATTTTGTACTTACCCTGCAAAACGAGCTCCGTCTGCAGCTATGACAGCCACAACATATGTAACAACACATGCTTCAACAATCTCTGATACACAAACAATGGACTCAGGAGTTTTAGCAGGGCCAGTAACTGTATCAGGAACTGTAACAGTAACAGGTAATTTGGTTATTATATAATGAGTAAAATAGAAGTAGATAAAATTATACCACAGTCAGGGACAGCTTTACAGGTTGGTGAATCAGGTGATACTATTACTATTCCAGCAGGTGCAACCATTACTAACAATGGAACAGCAAATGGTTTTGGAAGTGCTGATACAGAAAAAGTAAAAGTATCTTCTAACGATACAACAGCTGGTTTTTTAAATGGTAAATTAGTTGCAGGTACAAATATATCTTTAACAGAAGGTAGTGATGGTGGAAATGAAACTCTTACTGCTGCTCTTACAGGAACAATTGGTACATCACAAATTGCAGATGATGCAGTAACTTTAGCTAAAATGGCTCCAGGTACTGATGGAAATATTATTTCTTATGATGCTTCAGGAAACCCGGTTGCAGTTGCAACAGGAAGTGCAGGACAAGTTTTAACTTCAGCAGGTGCGGGTGCGCCCCCTACTTTTGCTGCGGCAGCAGGTGGAGTTAACACCCCAATTTTTTCTGCAAAAGTTGGATCAACTCAAAGTGTATCTAATAATTCTTTTACAAAAATTGCTTTTAATACCGAAGAAAAAGATAGTGATGGTGCATTTGATACTTCTAACAATAGATTCACAGTACCAAGTGGAAAAGCAGGAACTTATTTTCTTGGAATGATGGTGTATAACAATCCAAACAATACTCAATTATTTGAAAGTTATGCTATGATATATAAAAATGGTTCAAATTTAGTAAATAATGGACTTTTTTATGGAAGTGCAAGACCAGACGCAGATGTTCAAGTTGTAAATACAGTTGTTGATTTAGCAGTTGGAGATTATATAGAGGGTTATATTTATTCATTAACTTCAAGTGGTGGAAGCACAAGATTATTCGCGGGTCTTAACAATGCAATTTTTGGATATAGGTTAATAGTATAGGATAAATTATGGCATCACTTTTTACAAAAACAAAACTTTACATAGAAGCTAACTCTGAAACATGGGATAATTCAAAAGTATCTTTACAAAACGATGGATCAGGGGATTACATTAAAACCTGGACTTATAGTTTTGCTAAACCCACAGATTCTCAATTAAATAGTTATGAAACTGCAGCTAGCACTGCTGAATCTAATGAAATTGTTAGATATACTCGTAAAAATTTATACGGAGATATAGGTGATCAGCTCGATGAAATATATACAGACATAGATGCATGGAAAGCAAGGATTAAAAAAATTAAAGATGATAACCCAAAAAATTAAACTATGAGTGAAGTCAAAGTAAATAAAATTAGTCCAAGATCAGGAACAACTGTAACGATGGGAGACTCTGGAGATACAGTTGTATTTCCATCTAACGCTTTACAAAACTCATCATTACCTGGTTCAGGACAAATTACAATCAACGGTCAAGCAGTAGCGCTTGGTGGATCTATAACTTTAACAACTGAGACAAGACCAACTTTTACATCTATAACTCCAAACGTAATTGAAAATGCACAAACAACTTGTGTTATTGCAGGTGGTAACTTTGTATCAGTTCCCTTAGTTACAGCAATTAATTCATCTACAGGTGCTAGAGTATCTGCTGATGAAGTAGCTTATAACTCAGCATCACAGATCACAGTAAAA